CTTCAGACCTGGACTTTCCGGATTGTTTCCGAGAAGTTCAACTGATTCTGGTATCGTTGATTACGTCACGCTTTTACAGGTGCCGTCTTTCAAGAAGATCTTTAAGCGTTACTGGAGTCTTTTTGATCCGGTTTTTCGCGGAATAGACGTTAATTCCTATAAACGAGATGATTTTATCAATGATGTTTCTATTGATCAAGCTACTCGCTCTAGTAATTATCCTGCAACTGGAGGTGAAGTTCACTTCCTGATGCAAGAAGGTGGGAAGATGCGTAGTATTGCCTCTCCTCATCTCGTCTTTCAGATGGCTTTACAGCCTCTAGGTTCTTCCGTTTACTCGATCGTTCAATCGCTTCCTTGGGATTGCACGTTTGATCAGTCCAAAGCAGTACCGTTTGTGCAGTCTGCTCTACAACAAGGATCAACTGTTCATTCTGTTGATCTCAGTTCAGCTACGGATCATTTTCCAATGACCCTCCAACTGTCCTGTCTCCGATCTTTGTTTGGTAATCAACCAGACATAGAATTATTCCTTGAAATTAGCCGGTTACATTGGTTAACTTCAGAGAATGATATGATTCGTTGGAAACGTGGCCAACCTCTTGGGTTATACCCGAGTTTTGGTACATTTACAATGACTCACGGTTTCTTGTTGTGGTATCTTAACAATAAATCCTTTAACAATGATTTCTTTGTTTTGGGTGATGATGTTATCATCTTAAACCAAGATCTCTATGTTAAATATATTTCTTGTTTGGATACTATGTCATGCCCGTGGTCGTCAGAGAAATCAATTTCTTCCAATAAACTCGGTGAGTTTGCTGGTAAATTGATCACATCATCATCTGTTATTCCGATGATGAAGTATAAGAAGTTGTCTAACGACAATTTCTTAGACATCTGTCGCCTACTAGGTCCTCGCTCTAGAGTTTTGCTTAGTAATCCACAGAAGAAAGTTTATGATGTTCTTTGTCATTTACTTCCTCCCCATGGTTTAAACTTCTCGTATCCTGGTAGTAACTACATCAAGATGCTTGAAGCTACTGAGAAAACAATAAAGCCATCGAACGCAGTCGTTGCGTCCTTGATGGGACTATCATCCGTCGTCCGTAAGAATATCTACGGAAAACGAATTGTTAAGAATGTACCAGTTGATCTGGAAAGATTACTGATACAACTTACCACTTTCGACGAGAAAGTAGTTGAGGTCCTTCAGACTCTCGTTCCATGGGAGTTCTGGAAACGACATCAAGGGTCTCCGATCCTTGAAGGGTATGCTGGAGTACCTTCGGCTGTCAGTGATAACACTGATTTGCCACTGAAGTCTAATCCGTTGCGGATTACGACTTTAAAACGGTATCAGGCTTTACTAGCCCATAGAGTGTAGACTCCTCAC